TGGCAATGTCCGAACTCAATTCGTGAAGCGTTGTTCGATTTATTGAGGTTCATCGAAACATACGAACAAAAAATAAAAGCTGAAGATGAAAGTCAAGTTAATAAATTCAACGAACCTGATATGGCTGGAGAGAGAGTTGAACCAGTTCATACAAAACGTAAAAGTAAAGGAAATAAAAATGACACACTCTGACGGTAACTATACGTTTATGATTTTATATAGTTGAAAAAATAATAATAGTGATGAGAAATCCTGAATTACACAAATCTAAACTTTTAGAGGCTTTAGAAAAGCATCTTGGTTTAGTTACACCAGCTTGTAAAGACGTAGGTATAAGTCGTAACCAATACTATCAGTATTATAAAAACGATGCAGATTTTAAAAAGGCTGTTGATGACATTCAAGAGATTACTTTAGATTTTGTAGAGAAACAGTTATTAAAGAAGATTGAAGAAGGTTCAGAACGTTCTATACTTTTTTATATGAAATACAGAGGTAAGAAACGTGGTTATACTGAAAGTATGGACGTGACTTCTGACGGTAAGTCGATTGCTGAAATCAAATTAGTTCATATAAAAAAACGTGACGATATAGACGAAGATGGCGAGGACTTTAGAGATTAAACATACATCTGTTTTTGAAAACAACTGGCAAGCTTATAACGACCCACAGATTAGATACTTGATTAATCAAGGTGGTAGTCGTAGTAGTAAAAGTATATCTATACTTCAGTGTTTGATTATACTTGCACTACAAAGTAAAGTCAATGTTTCTATAGTCAGAAAAACTCTACAGTCAGCAAAGTCCATAGTCAAAGACTTTTTAGACCTTTTAACTGAGTATGATATATACGACAAAAATGCACACAACAAATCAAATAACACTTATACTTTTGAAAACGGAAGTATAGTTGAATTTTTCGGAGCTGACAACGACCAGAAGTTAAGAGGTCGAAAACGTGATATACTTTTTTGTAATGAAGCAAATGAACTTGATCAAGACGAATGGGTTCAACTTGTTTTAAGAACTACTGGTAAAGTGTTTATAGATTTCAATCCGTCAGACACTGACCACTGGTTATACGACTTGATTAAAGAAGATAAATCGATACTTATAAAATCGACTTACAAAGACAATCCATTCTTGAAAAAAGAACAAGTTGAGTATATTGAAAACTTGATCAAAGTTGATGAAAACTATTATAAGATTTACGCACTAGGTGAAAGACCGACTTCAACTACCAGAATATACTCACACTTTAAACAATACACAGACGAACCTGATTATGAAGATTTGTGCTACGGATGTGATGTTGGTTATAATCACGCAATGACTTTTGTTGAATGTAAGTTTAAAGATAACAAAGTATATGTTAAGGAGTTAGTATATGACAACAAATTAACTACACAGGACTTATTAGAACGATTATATCAACTGAATATATCAAAAGACCACTCAATCTATATTGATAGTGCGAGACCTGATGTAATAGAAGATTTTAGGAGGTCTGGTTTTATAAAAGCTCAAGGAGCTTTAAAAGGTGTTAAGGAAGGTATTGATGCTGTTAAAAGTATGGAGGTGTTTTTACATTACGAGGCTGAAAACTTATGGCGAGAGTTTAAATTATATTCGTGGAAATCAAACAAAGATGTTATAACTGATGAACCGATTAAGTTGAATGACGATGGAATGGATGCTTTAAGATACGCTGTATATAACTGGAAGTTGAATAAACCAGGTAAAAAGTTGACCTTTTATATCGGTTAAAAAGCGCGGAACAATATATATGATATAGAGATATAGATCTATAATATATACTTAATAAAAAACAAAAAAGAAAAAAATATATTTATAGTATGGTAAAAGTAGAAATAAAAGACGAAACTTTTTTTGTACCTACAAGTTGGGACGAAGTTACTTTGGGAAAATTGTTAAAATTAAATGAACTCAAAGATAAAAATTATACATCTAGTATAGATCAAACAGCTGAAGTGGTTGAGATTATGAGTGATATACCTACAAGTTTAAGTTTAGAATTATCACTTGAAGATTTTAAAACTTTAAGTAGTTTGTTAGAGTGGTGTTCAGAAATGCCGCATCAAGATCAAGATATAAAAGAAATCTATATAGATGAGGTAAAATATGTACCAGTTGATGTTACAGTTATGAGTGCTGGTGAATTTATAAGTTTAGAAGTTTTTCAAAAAGAAAAGGAGGCTGACAAGAATATACACTTACTGGCTTCAATTCTTATAAGACCTGAAATCGATGGTGATATAGAAAAATTAATGGATATGAAAAATATACAAGAGAGAGCTAATCTATTTCGTGATAAAATGACTGTTGGTCAGTATTGGCCGATTTTCAATAATTTTTTCTCTGGCGCCGTTTCATCTTCTTTGAAAAATACGCAGGGCTCTTCAAGCCAGCAAAAAAACAAGTTGAAAATAGTAAATTCTTAAAAAGAATGGAAGAGAAGAAAAATGAAACGGCTACTTTTAATGATGATTGGATTTGGCACACGATCATATATAGGTTGTGTAAAGAGTTGAATTATATACCTGAACAAATATACGAGATAGTTTTGACAAGTTGTTTAGATTGGATGAGTTTCTTCAAAGAACGAGATGAATATGAACAAAAACTAGCAGACCAACAAAAAGGTATAACAAGATACTAAAAAAATATATACACACTGAATGATACCAGCAAGTAACAATATGAAAAACACAGAGTGGGCAGTAGCAATTTTTAAAGATTTTGCTATTCGCTCACTTGATATACAAGGTAGATTTAAGTTCGGAGCAAACGATGAAATCAATCCTGATATGGAGACGTTTCCGTATATGTATGTTCAAGCTAATGAAATAAGAGTTTCACCAAATCCTGATGGCAAGAGTGGTTATGCTTTTATGGAAACGACTTTTGATGTTACTATAGCTGATAAACTTATATCAAGTAAAGATAACGAACTACAAACTGTAAGTGATAGTCAAGAGATTATGTTAGCCTTGATTGCTGAGTTATCGACACATCCTTACTATGTTCAAAATCAAATGCAGATGGTTGGTGATGCAATTATAAATACTCAATACGAAGCTGACGACGCAATCGTTTCAAAGGTGAATTGTGAAATCACACTTCGTTATCCGTTTAGATACCAGTATTGTAACCAACCTGTTGAGGACATTCCTTTTTATCCGTCTATAACAACAGATATATTCACAAGTGTGACACAGAGTTTATGCACTATTATAGACCAGTGCCCTGTTTTGATTAACATACAAAACGATATAATCGATTTACAAGAACAGATAAACGAGTTTATATTTACTACAAAAACTCTCATAGCTGGTGGAGCTGAGTGGTCAGGACAAGGTTTGACTTTTAGTGTGTCAGTTTTAGAATATACTTTTACAGGACCGATTTTATTTGCAGGTCCGCAAGAAATAGGTTTAAATACAGGCGATCCGACATACTCACGCGTCGATGCAATTGTTGTTAATGAAGCTGGTGTTATATCGGTTATAGAAGGTGTTCCTTCACCTGATCCAGCGACACCACCGATACCAGACGAAGAATTATTGGTTCAGTTTATAATCGTTGGTGCTGGTGCGACCACACCGAGTATAACACAAGATTTTGTATATTTAGACAATTCAGAGTGGGCTACTTCGACTTATCAAACATCAGGTTTAATTTTTGGTTCGGTAAGTTTTACAGCCACGACACCAACTCCATTTCAAGGAGCTTTTTGTATCAACTCAAATACCGACCAGAGGACTGGTTTAAGATTTCAGAGAGTATCAAATTTTGATGCCACTCAATATAGTGTGTTAAGTTTAAGAGTTTGGTTCAACGCGGCCATACCGACAAATCGTTCGTTACAGATACAAATGTTTAATAATACGGTGCCTGTAGGTGGTGTAGCAAACTTGATGACTTTAGGTTTGAACAGAAACACAATAGGTCAATGGCAACAAATCTTGGTGCCTGTATCTGTTTTCGGTGGTGTTACAAATGTTAACAGAATGCAAATCAGAATGGTTGGTGGAACTAATAATCAAGCCGTTCAATTTGCTTTAGATTTTATTCAATTTCAAACAGGTGTAGTTCAACCACAACCGCAAAATCAAATAACAGTTCAAAAATCTGGAACGAGTATAGGAGCTCGTTCACGTATTAATTTTATAGACGGAATTGGAGCTAGTGTAACGGTTCAAGATGATGTTTTAAATGATAGAATAAATATAACCATAGCTTCAACGGGTGGTGGTGGATCAGGCGTGACTGGTGCTACTGGTCCTGCTGGTGCTACTGGTTCTGTTGGTGCTACTGGTTCTGTTGGTGACACTGGACCAGCAGGAGCTACTGGATCACCAGGTGTTACAGGCGCTGTAGGCCCAACTGGCGAGAAAGGAGCGACTGGTCAAGATGGTTTATCTATAACTGGCCCACAAGGTTTCACAGGGCCTCAAGGTTTCACAGGCGTTCAAGGACCAACTGGCGTTCAAGGCTTCACAGGTCCTCAAGGCTTCACAGGTAATCAAGGACCAATAGGCCCGACTGGCTTAGGTGGAGCTTTAGGAGCTTATGGAGGTTTTTACTCAACAATAGACCAACCACTTTTGAGTGTTACACAATCTCAAGCAGTGACTTTGAATGCTACTTATTCAGCGAGTGGAGTTTCATTAACTAATGGTGGAACTAGAATTAGTTTTGCAAACAGTGGTGTATATCAATTAACATATGTAGCTCAAGTTTCAAACTTAGCAAATAGTATTGAAGATGCTGTATTTTGGATTAAATATAACGGAAATGATTACCCGAACTCTGGAACATTAGTTTCATTACAACCTCGTAAGGGTCCGACAACACCATCAAAGCAATTAGTGACGGTTTCATTCGTAGGTGTTGCTCAAAATAATAATGACTATATTGAATTATATTGGTCAGGAACCAGTTTAGATTTGTCGTTACAGGAACAACCATCAAACTTTATTGATGGCTCAGCTGAAGTACCATCGATTATAGCAAGTATTACACAAGTTATGTATACACAACTTGGACCGACAGGCGTTCAAGGCCCGACAGGCTCTATTCCATCAGGCGTCTTTCTACCACTCGCAGGTTCGACACCTTCGTCATTAATGCAAGGTCCGATTGAGGCAAATGGTAATATAACATTTGATATATTTCAAAGATTAACACCAACGGCTGTAGCTTTGAGAATGAATGGTTCAAATTATTTAGAATTGTTCAGTGGTGATTGCGACCGAGCCGTAGGAATTAGATTTGGTTCGTGTAATCCTGATTATTGGGATTTGTGGGGATGTAGTTTTTTGACATCTTGCCCACCGACTTTAAGATCAAAATGTGGTGACATCGAGTTAAGTGGAATTAATAGAAGTCAATATATTTTTGGTGGTGATGTTTCGGGAAAAAAACAAGGACTATATTTTGACCACAGCGTAAAAGGTGGTGGAGCAGGAACTTCATTAACTATGTTTCAGACCGATAACAATAAAGATTTTGGAATTATAAATGTTACAAATAATAGAGTTATAATTGGTCAAGGTACTTCATTAACTGCATCAAAGCAATTCGAGTTTCAACTTGATAAATGTAATTTCATAATTGGCTCACATTCAGAGACGAATACTAATTGCGGGTCTATTATAAGTGGATATGACCATTCATTCGGTCAAGCTAGTAATTCAAGTTTAATCGGTGGTATTAAAAATGTTTTATATGGAAAAAACAGAGGCTCGAGTATAATTGGTGGTTGTCAGAATAAACTAGATGCTGGAACTTATAACACGATTATAGGTTCGAAAAACACCGAAATATATTTATCTTATGCTAATACGATTGCATCAGGTTATAAATCTTGTATTTATAATAAGTCAGCGGAGTCTTTCATAGGAGGTTCGTTTAAGTCTCAAATCAATAGAGGAACTAACACAGCAATCATTGCGTCAAAATCATCACAGATTAGTGGGGCATCAACCGTATATGGTTCATCAATTTTAGCCACAGTAGGTAGTTCGGTTAAAGTCAATTATTCATCCATTATATCAGCTCCGAATAGTAATATAGGTAAAGGTTATAATAATTTTATTGCTGGTGGATCTGGTCAATATAACTATGGATATAGCTCAGCAATTTTAGGCGGTGACAGTAATCAAGTTGGTCAAAATCAATATAGAGCGGCTGTGATTGGTGGTTTTCAGAACATTATATCGACAAATTATGGAACAGGTTGTAATAGTGTTATAATGGCTGGTTCGTATAATACAATTGGTGGCGCTTGTAATTCAGCTATAATTGGTGGTTCAGGACAATCACTCTATTCAGATAATACGGTTTTAGTCCCGATGTTAAGAATTGGTTCACCTGTAAATGATAATGTTAGTGAGCAGATTGTAGTTTTAAATAGCACAGCAAATGATTTACATTACAGAGATTTAAACACTATTTTAAATGGAACAACAGGAACTTTTTCAATTGGTGGAGCAACTTTTTCAATAGTTGGTGGACTAATCACAAATATAGAGCAATAATGAAAAACTTAAAAAGAACTTTAGAGAAGTTTGGAAAAGAAACCACTCAACTTATCAGACGCGACATCAGATATAAGAAACTTGTCAAAACTGGTAAGTTAGTTGGTTCAATCGATTTCAAGGTTGTTAATAAAAACAAATCATATGAAGTCGAGTTTTATATGGTTGAGTATGGTAAGTTTCTTGATGAAGGCACTCGATATATTAAAGCTCAAAAATTTTTTAAAGAGAATATAGATGACCAGTTGAAAAAGTGGGAAACTGATTTTTTAGATGCAATGGCTAAAGATTTGTTTTCTGTCTTTGATAACATCTAAAAACAAAAACTATAAAAATATATTTATACTATATGGCTATCACAATCAACTCAACACCTGACACCTTTGAACCTGTATATACGAACTCAATGCCGTTTGTGGTGAGTTCGAACTTTCAAGCAGAAGAAAACTTTAAATACTTGTTCAACTTGTATAATGCAGATACACTTGCTTTATTAACAACAGTTGCGCCTTATCCAAGACCGAATACAACTGGTATCTACTCGCCTCACTATGTCTTACAAAGTTTGTGTGATACTCAACTACGAGCAACATCATCAGTAATTTTTTCGAATTCAACAGCAAGAGCAAGATACTATATAACATTTGGTGAAAACTACAATCCAGGTTTAACCTTTGGTGATACATACTTAATCGGTTCATATGTAGGTAATTTTTTAGGTTTAGAGTTTGCTACGAACATTTCAACTCAACTTTTTGTAGGTGATCAAATCACGATTGAAAAAGATAACATTTCGATTAATCCGTGGATACAAGGTCAAGCTACAATTTTAAGTATAACAAACTCAACAGTAGCTGGTTATAGTAAAACTGTATTTACTGATATACCTTTACAATCACCATTCTTTTCATCGAATGAAAGTGGTTCGATTACAAATGTAGTTCGATATACAGCCACTTCGAGCACTTTAGTTGGTGTTAATGCGGCAAGACAATATGATGATTTTTCTAATTTTTCAACCGACTATGTAAGTGATGGTGTCAATTCATTTTTCAAGTTTTGTTTAAGTGCTTATCCAGATTTTCAGGTCAATTCACTTTCACCTTTAAACGCACCAAAAAAACCTATATATTCAAACGAATATGAAACAATCGATATAAACATAACAGCTATAAACTTTACATCGAGGCCTGATTTGAGAGCTGTATATACTTATTATAATAGTGCTGGTGCTGTTTTAGGAACTGATGCTCGAACTTTTTCTTCTGTTCCTGTTAATACGATACGATATACTATACCTGTTGGCACGGCAAACATAATTTCATTCGGTGGTAGTGGTTCGACCTTTTTAAATAATGGGCAACTTTCATTTTATGATGTTGAAATAGAGAACTCTGACGGCACTAATTTTGGTAAATTAGCAAGGACATTGTGGTATAAAATCAAAGAAGATTGCAGACCTTATGAAATTATAAGACTTGCGTTTTTAAACAAACTTGGTGGTTACGACTATTGGTCATTTAACTTGGTCAGTAAATACACATCACAAGTTAAACGAACTCAAATCGATAGAGCTTTAAGTCCGACTTACGTTATAGGTGATAGAGGACGAGATGTAATATATTCTGAAGCTGTTGAAAACTGGACTATAAATTCTGATTTTTTGACTGATGATGAAGCCTTGTTTATTCGAGAATTAGTTGAAAGTCCGAGTGTGTTTTTAATCGACGGCATCAATCAACTACCTGTTGTTATAACTTCTGATAGTTATGAATATAAGTCAGGTCTTTTAGATGGTTATGTTCAGTATACTTTAACGTTCCAAAAATCATACGACGTTATAATTAACAGGTAAAAAGTGCAAAACAATATATATGATATAGAGATATAGAATATAAAATAATATAGAAATATGGCGAACAAAACGGAATTGTTTATTCAAAAAATACAACTTGAAGACAAACTTCAATTTCAAGATACTTATTTAGGTGCCTCTTATTTAGGAACACAACTTGGTTTAGAGTTCAATTATAACATCGATGGTATTTTATCAGTCGGTCAAATTATAACTATAGACAAAACAAATAAAAGTATCAATGCTTGGGTTGATGGAACAGCGTCTATAATTGCTATAACTTCAAGTAGTATATATCCAGCACCTTCAAGTTTAGTTTTCACAGACCGACCTTTACAACTACCGATTGTATTTTCATCAAACGAGAATGGTTTTTTATTTTTCGATGAAGTTGAAACTACTAAATGGTATGAAGTCGATTTGAGTGACACAGTTACATTTCCTATAACTTTTAATATAGCCGATGTTAGAGAGATCAATAATCGAAACGGAGCTTACTCAAAAACACTTGCAATACCAGGCACTAAAAATAACACAGAAGTTTTTGAGAATATATTTGATATACAAGCTATAGATAGTTATAACACAAGAGTTAAGGTTAAGTGTTCAGTTGTTGTTGATACTGTTCCTGTTTTAGAAGGTTATATTCAACTTGATAAAATTAAGTGTGAAGATAATAATCATTGGACTTACGAATGTGTAATTTTTGGTGAGAACGCGAATTTTTCTAAAGAGATAGATCAGAATGCAAAACTAACTGATTTAGATTTTTCAGAATTTGACCACAATAAAACTATAGATGCTATAACTCAATCTTGGTCAGGTGACTATACAGATGGATACTATTACCCTCTAATAGATTATAATAATGGTAAAAATCCGATTGATATATTATCAACTCCACTTGAAGGTTCAGTTTTAAATGAAAACTTCAAACCAGCAATATATGTGAAACAATACTGGGACAAAATCTTTAAACTATATGGATATACTTATGAAAGTAATTTTTTGAATAGTTCAGATTTTGAAAACTTGATTATACCAACAAATGTTAAAAACGTTAAAAATCAAGACTTATGGAGGTTTAATAGTTCTTTCAAAGCCGGTATAACTGATGTTATAATAGCTACTTTTTCACCAATGGTATTAACAGGTCCATTTTTATTTGGTCCTACAGTTTTATCACAAGCACAAGATGATAGCATAACTTATAACTGGACTATGAGTTCTACTGGTGGAACTTTTTATGATGATCAAGGTATTTTTGTTGATATACCTGGTGGCTCATTCAGATATGAAAATACTTATGAGGGTTCAGTACCGAAAAACCAAAAGATAGTTTTACAATTAGATTATAAAGTAACACTCACTGGTGGATCTTCACCAACACCTTATTTGGGAGTAGGTTGGGTTTTATATTATAGGTTTTATAAAAATGGTGGTTTTGTTGGTGCTCAAAATCAAGGTAAGGTACAAAGTTTTGGTAATATACCAAATCCAATTCCTAGCGCGGTTGGACAAGCAGCAGCTGAGATTAATCAAGTTCAATCTGTTTTTGGATCACAAATGGATGGTACAGATGCCACACAATTTGAAAGAAGGCAAGCACAAATAATATGGGATACAGCAGTAAATGGACCTATAAATAATGGTGATACAATAGAAGTTCGATTAGGTTTTATTAGATTTTGGACAGCAGAGGTTAATTCATTAGCGCCTGGACTTACTAATATAACATCAACTTCTTACCAAATTGAATTTTACCCAACAACAAATGGATATGATGGATGTTATTTTTATAACAATATAGATACAAATCTTTTGCCAGGACAACCATATTCTTTAAGTCAAACTATACCGGGTAATGTTAAACAGATTGATTTCATAAATTCAATTATTAAAATGTTTAACTTATACTTGAGCCAAGACAAAGTTGATCCAAAAAAAATTATTATAGAACCAAGAAATGATTTTTATTATACAAATCAAATTATAGATTGGTCTGAAAAATTAGATGTTTCAAAAGATATATCACAAGAGCCTATAGTTGATCGAAAAAAGAGGGTCTTAATGTCTTATAAAGAAGATAAAGACTTACTGAACTCTGATTACAAATCAAATACAAACGAGATATATGGACAATATGAATATATAACTGACAATGAATTCGAAACTTCTGAGCAGAAAATTGATGTAATTTTTTCGTCAACACCTTTAAGTAATAGATTGAATTCTGATAACAATCTTGATACAAGATTAATATACACACAGATTTTAGATCCGAAAAGAGTTATAAATACTGAAAATTATAATATAATTGATAGTAATATAAGAATACTTTATAGAAAAAAAGTTCCTTTAAATGGTTTTACTTTTAAAATATATGATAATAATTCATATCTACAATATAATTTCTATCCATATTCAGGACATCTTGACGATCCGACAAATCCAGAATTAGATTTAAGTTTTCAAGAACCTCTTTTTCTATATTATACAAACTTTTATGGATACACGAATAACAATATATATGAAGTTTATTATAAACTTTTCTTTGAAGAACTTTATGGTGAAGAGAGTAAAACTATTACAGCTTATTTTTATTTAACACCTCAAGATCTTTTAGATTTTGATTATAGAAAATTAATATATGTCGATAATATATCGAGCGGTTCAACTGGTTACTTTCGAGTTAACAAAATAGAATATGATCCATTCAACAAACAATCTTACAAGGTTGAATTAATCAAAGTTTTGAATAACGTAGATTTCCAGAAGACTAGAACAACTAACAAACCTGACATAAAATATGATAGTGTTACAAAACCTTCAACTTTTACTGGTATAGTATCATCTGGTAATACTAATGTTGGTATCAACAATGTTATAAGTGGTTTTGATAATTCGGTTAGAAGTGATTTTAATATAGTAAGTGGTATAGGTAATCAAGTTTTATTAGGATCTTCTAATTTGATAACTGGATATAGAAATACTACAATAGGTGATAATACAGGTATAATAAATAGTGGTAGGACAAATATACTTGGTACAGGTAGATACTCAAATGTTATAGGTGGTTTTTCACAATCTCTATCAGGTAGATACTCAAACATTATAGGTGGTTGTGAAAATCAAATACTTTTAAACTCGACGAATAATCAAATTATAGGTGGTTATAGTAATAGAATTGGTTACAATCCAACCGGCACAACGTCAGTTTCACAAACGATCAATTCTTTTATACTCGGTGGTTTTTGTAACAATATAGAAGTTGGACCAACAAATTCAGTAACACAAAACACCTTCATACTCGGTGGTCAGAATAATACGGTAGCGGCAGGTGTCACAAATTCGTTCATTCTAAATGGAAGCGGAGTAACCTTGACACAATCAAATACTGTCTATATAGATGGAACTTTAATAGTTAATGGAACACCGATTACAGGTGGTGGCTCACAAGGTCCAACAGGTCCTGCTGGTCCAACTGGCTCTGTAGGTCCAACAGGACCAGGAGGCGATGCATTATTCGAGGAAAATGTAATCGGTAATAGACATTATATTCAGTTGATTTCAGCAACTCCTTCAACAGAGGAATACTTTTTAGGTTTTTCAACAAAGCCTTTTTCAGGCTTGATAATTTCAACAGCCTCGACGTCACCTTATTTACAAGCTTTTATATTAAATGCTGACAACTCTAAAATCTTAAGTAGTAATGGTAATAATATAGATGTGGTTGGTTTTAGTAATCAAATACAGGCTGACAAATCGTCTTTTATTTCGTCTGGATCTTCTTGTATACTCGGAACTTCATCATATAGTTCAATAATTTCGTCAAACAACTCGTCGATTTACAAATCGATAAGAAGCACGATAATTGGTAGCGATGCCAGTAGAATATACACTGGTGGTAATTATTCAATGATTTTGAACTCAAATAATAGTTGTATAAGTTTCGACAGAAATGTGATAATCAACAGCTCTACGTCTTGTGCGTCAGCTGGTTACAGGAATACGATTATATCATCAGGTGGTTCTGAAGTATATGGTTATTATAGTTCAATAATAGGTGGAGGAAACAATAGAGTTGTTGCTGGTAGTTTCAACTCGGTTGTAATTGGTGGTTCTAAAAACTATATAGCGATAAACCCAGCAACAAATACAGTCATAATCGGCGGTTGTAACAACTACACAGATGGAAATGTCATAGATAGTGTAATAATAGGTGGTTGTTATAATTGTTTAGGCAGCACTTGTAGATCTGCAATAATTGGTGGATATAAATTATGTTTAAGCGCTAGTGATACGGTTATGGTTCAAGACCTTTGTATTTGCGGAAATTTGTTCGGAGGTTTAAATGGTGTTACGGCAACATTTTCAAGTGGTGGGACAACTTTTTCATTCTTCAACGGAATACTCACAAGTTATACTCAATAAAAACATAAAATTAAAAAATTATATTTATATAAAATATACTAAGCAAGATGGCTGATATAGAAAAAACACTCAAACTGAATGTAGATACTGGTGACTCCGTTCAGTCAGTTAAAAAGTTAAAAGATGAGGTTGAAGATTTATCTAATGAGATAAATGATGTTGGTGAAGGTAGTGATGGACTTAAAAAATTCAATACACAACTTGACAATCAGAAAAAAGCTCTTGATAAAGTTGAACAGTCAGCGAAGAAAACCAACACTGGTATAAGTGGAATGGTTGGTAGTATAGTCAAAGGTATCGGTATAGCAAGTTTAGCAACAGCAGGTTTTGCACTTTTTACTGATGCTTTGATGAAAAATCAAAAAGTGGCTGACTTTGTTTCAACAGCTATGAAAACTATTGAAATAATTTTAAGTCAAGTCATAGATGTTGTAATAGGTGTTATAGAAAATGTATCAAAGACAACCAATGGATTTGATGCATTAGGTAAAGTGATTGGTGGATTAATAACACTCAGCTTGACACCTTTGAAACTTTTATTTTATGAAGTCAAGTTAGCTATTGAGTTGATACAACTTGCTTGGGAAGAAAGTTTTTTTGGTGATGGTGATCCTGAGACGATTAAAAAGTTGAATGAAAGTATAGAAGGAACTAAACAGAGTATTATTGAAGTAGGTGAAGATGCCTTACAGGCTGGTAAAGATGTGGTTCAAAACTTTGTTCCAGCTATTGTAAGTGTTGGTCAAGTTGTAGAAGGTGTAGTTGAAGGTGTTTCAAAGATTGACGCGAAGGCAGCTTTTACAAGAGCTAAAAATATAACTGAATTACAAAAAGCAGCATCCTCAGCGAGTGAAGAGGCAAAACGACTTGCTGAACAGTATGACCGTGAGGCTGAAAAACTTCGTCAGATCAGAGATAATGATTTGAATAGTATTGAAGAACGTAAAAAAGCAAATGAAGATCTTCTTGGTGTATTAGATAAACAAGAAAAGGCACTTTTAGAACAAGCAAGTAGTGGAGTTGCTTTAGCTCAGGCTAATCTAGCCGTTAATAATACACTTGAAAATAGAAATGCTTTAACACGAGCACTTGGTGAGCAAGATGCAATTCTCGCTAAAATAGAAGGACTTCGTTCTGAACAACAACAAAATAGAGTTAATCTAACTAAAGAAGAAATTCAACTAACACAAACAGCAAAACAAGGTGAAGTTGAAAGAGCGAATGTTCAAAGGCAATTTACTACTGATCAAGTCAAAAATGATATACAAAGATTAGAAGAAAAACGTGCAGCACTTGATGAAGAACGTAGTGCTGAGTTGAAACTTCTTGAAGATAAAAGACTTACTTTTAAAGAAGGTACTCAAGCCAGAGTTGATGCTGATAACGAATACTTAGCTAAGAAACAAGAATTAGACAATAAGATTTTAACAAGTGATGCTGAACTTGCACTTAAACGTAAAGAAGCGGCCGATCGTGATGCGACAGCTCGACTTGAAGCTGATATAACAAGAAATCAATTTGATTTTGAGGCAAGACAAGAGCTTTTAGATAGACAAAGAGAACAGGCTTTATCAAATGTAAATCTAACAGAAGGTGAAAAATTTAAGATTATAGAAGAATATACTAATAAACAAGAACAATTACAAACTGACAAAGAACAGAGAGTTTTAAATGTTATTGAAGCTGTTTTACAAACAGCCGCTGAACTGACTAATGGGTTGGCTTCTTTAACTGAATTAAGTTATATTCGTAAGTCAAAGAATTTAAAAAAGGGTTCAGAAGAAGAACAAAAGTTAGCTAAGAAATCTTTTGAACAAAATAAAAAAATACAAGTTGGTCAGGCTTTAATAGCAGGAGCATTAGGTGTTGTGAATATATTAAGTTCAAAATCTATATTGCCATCACCTTTTGACTTGATTGAAAAAGGTGTTCGTATAGCTTCATTAGCCGCAACAACAGCCGTTCAGATTGCAAAAATAAAATCTACACAGTTCGAAAGTTCAGCAAGTAACCTTGATACACCACAAACTGATACAGGTGGTGCTGGAACTGGTGGTGCCGCAGTTCAAGGTGGTAATCAAGCACCTGTTGGACTACCTACTTTTAATTTAGGTGGACAACAAATTGGTGGAGCAGGTAGTTTACTTGGCTTAAATA